AACTAAAGGTATAAAATCAGTATTATCATATCCTTTTTTATAATCAAATTTAACTAAATCTGTAGCGATTTTAAAACGATGCGCCCCGGGGGCGTTTTCGTTCGTAGAACCTAGAGCATTATCTAATAATGAAGAATCAGTTAGTTCTGTGGCAAAAGATTCTGTAATTAAAATACCAACAGTCGCACTAGGAGTTCTGCCGTAATAATCTAGAATTACATTATCAGACTGGAATGCTACGAAATAACCTCTAGAAAAAACTACACCAGCAGAAACTGCGAACGTAGTACCAACTCCAGTGGCAGATGTAGCAGCAACAGTGAAAGTTAAAGTGGCATCATCACTTACAGATACAACTTCTTCGTTTAAAAATACCGATGTAATTTCAGAAGATGTGATGTATCTCAACATAAAAACAAAATTGTTAGTATCTGTGTCTAATTCCGCAGCTTTAATGTAAGCTCTAAGACCAGAAGTTCCGCCAACAACAACCTTACCAACAAATTCCTGTAATCTTGATTGTGAAGAAACTGAAGACGCTTTAACATATGGTACTTCATTTTCATAATCGAATGCACCACCAGTTACAATGGTCCCTTCTTTGAAGAAGTGAGAACCCATTCTCTCAATTTGTTTTTGAAGATTAGTTTGTAGTTGGTTAAGTTCCCTAGCTTGAATAGCAACCGAAGGACGAAACAGGATTTTATAATAGCCCTTATTTTCGTCAAAGTCATCAAAATACGGAGGAACGTTAAAATCTGCCATAAGTGTACCTGTTAATTAAATTTCGATTATCAATTTGTAAGTCTCGGTTTGTGTATTCGAGCGATTGATATTATTTATATTCTCTACATAAATTGGTTTTAAATCTTTGGTATAAATATCAGGCGTAGTTTGTATTGAAATCGTAGTCAAATCAACTCCAGCCGTGTTTGATACATATTCACCTTCAATTAAAGTTTGATCACAGGATATATATGCCTGCGTAGAATTAGAGAAAACTATAACTCCCCTTGAACCACTATTCGAACCAATTACAGTTTCGCCTTTTGTGAAGGTGTAAGATGGGCTAACGTTAACAACATAAAGGTTATTGAAAGTTGCTGTGTTGTAAATATCACCTTTATTTGCAGAACCTTCAGTGGTATTAGCAACTAATGTATAAGGATTCTTAACCATTCCAATTTTATTATAAACTATATTAGCAGTAGGAATAGTATTGGATTCATTATTTGCAAAACTAAACGAAAAAGCAATTCCCTTTACATTAAGCTCTGATACTGCATCATAACCATGCCCGCCCGGAGGTGGAACAATTGCGTAAACATTAGCACCAGAACCATATCCTGCTTGAATTGAAACATTAGCCCATGAGATGTTTGAGCCAGAATTAAGCATAACAACATCTAAAATTGAGTATGTTGATGTGTTAACAGTAGCATATGCTGATGGATTCGAATCCCCATCGCTTTCAAATATAACCGCAGGACTGATTAGATACTTTGTTAAGCCCGGAGTAATCAATGAAGTGTTAACAGCAGTTTCAGTGAAAACAAATTTTCCGGATGAGTTAACAACGTAATCAGAAATTATTCTTAATTGTGAAGTACTTTCCAATGTATTATAAATGTAAATAGCGCTATTTACATAAAAATTATCAGAATCTGATGCGTCAGAAGCAATCTGAATGAGATTCGTATTTGGATTTGACTGGACAATATCTGTATTGGGATTATTCTTATACGCGATATATCCAGAACCCGCGTTGGTAATCATAACAACATCTATTCCAGAATAATTTTTTGAGAAAGACGAAATAGTCGAATCTGTATATACTGGAGCGTATTCTCCTGAAGAGAATTTATCATAATTGGCAGAAGAAATAGTAGAAATATATCTCCATTTATAACCATCATTAGTAGTAAAGGTAGATGGCTGCTTTGGAGTTCCTACAGAACTTGGATTAACTGTTGATGGCGCGCCATTTGCATTATTAATACACTTGTATATATAATACAAGCCACCAGTAATATTTGGTTCTGTAATTGCATAGAAATTGTTATTAACATAAATTGTGTCAGATGTGTTATCATACATTTCATAAACAGTATTTGCAGACCAAATATTTTTAGAAATAACCGGGACTACATCATTACCGTTTATCTTTTTACCAAAAAGAATATTCCAATTAAAAGTAAATACGCTGTCATAATCATTATTTGAAACATCTGGCGATGAACCTTCAATCTCAATTGGATGAGAAGCAAACGCATAATATTGAGAGGAATTTGCTGTAATATTATCAACAAATTCTTCAACTAAAACTTTTTTATAAGTGGGATGAATTTTACCCATTATTAAACGCCTATTGCTATATACGAAATAGTAGAAGTTGTTTGATTTGCAGTTCTTATTTCTGCAGCAATATCGCTATGAGATATAACTGCTGGGGCGTAAGTGCCGCCTGCAGTATTTGAAGAAACCAATACAACATATGAATTAGTTGAAAATGCATTACTGAATACAGCCTGACCAGCAGAACTATTAGCATCAACATTACCAAAATTCATCTTTAATCCATTTGGTAAATACGTATAGCCATTTGCTGCTATGGAAGAACTGCCAAGGGTAAGAGTATTTGATGATAATGAAAGTGACGAAGTAGAAATTGAGGAAGAATTTACAGTAGTATTAACTGTAGAATTTCCAACAAATACGCTACCAGTAGTCACATTGGTATTAACAGTTGAATTGGAAAGTTGAACAGAGCTTGTAGAAATAGAGCTGTTTACAGTAGAATTACCAATAAAAATTACACTAGAATTTACTGTAGTTGTATTAGCAACAGTCAAACTAGTTTTAGTTAAAGAGGAATATGTAGTATTACTGTGGACTCTTAATTCTGACGTATTAGCAACAACATAATCTGTTGTATTACCAGAAACTATTCCACTATTAGTAATTGCACTATTTACTGTGCTATTTCCAACTGTTACAGAAGTATCAATGACAGCGTTTGAGTATAACTCATCAAAATTTTCATTTACTTTATCAAAGGCGACTCTAATTGGATCACCAGTTCCATCATTAGCGGTTGTCCCAAGATCAACAGTTTGTTTAGCCAATTCTTTTCCCCTTATTAAACTTCATAAAAATAAGAATCTACGGTCACATTATTCGCATCAGCAGTTGTGGTTGTTTCTGACGCATAAAGATATATAGTTGTATTAGCGCTAGTTGAATAAAACTCATAAACAACATTTGTATTACTAGCTTCATTTAAATATTTCAGATATTTCCCAAAAAGTTCAGTTCCTGCTACATGGAAAGTATCTTTAACAATTTCTTTATATTTATCTAGCGTTCTAGCAACCCTAATCTCATAAGAATAGTCTTGATAGTAATAACTATCTTGAATAAATTTGTCTGAACTTATAAATCCTCTAGTAGTATCCCAATAGCCTCTGCCTTTACCAATACCAGTCTTATTTATACGTGCTTTGATCTGGCTATCGGTATTAAATTCCTGAATAGTAGCTTTTAAATCAGCTCCAGAACCATTGGTAGATCTTACACTAACAACAGGAACTGATTCATACCCTGATCCTCCATATGTCACAGAAGTTGAAGTTATGCTACCATTACCATCAGTTATAATATAACCATTAGCAACAACGCCCGGATTACCACCAGAAAATACCAAAATTTCACCGTTAGTATAATTCTGACCAGATTCAATAATAATTATATTGTTTGAAACACTGCCTGTTAGATAGGCTATAACTTCTTCGCCTTGAACATAACCCTTTCCGGAGCTAATAGCTTCTGCTGACACAACAGTATTATTACCAAAGTCTGGTGTGCCTGTGACTCTTTCGTTCTCACCGGCTGGCTGGGCATAACCACTTAATACAGGCTCATAAAACGCATACTGTGCTGATAAAACCGTAGGTGCCGCTCTATATTTACCATCAGAAGAATTAGCAGTTGGTGGTCCATATAGTATAATACTTGTACTGTTAGTAACTTCTTTGATAACTTGAAGTTCAATTGTAGAACTCAAAGAACTATTTGATTGTAAAGCTATAACATCCCCATTTGAAAATACAGATGTAAAGATTGATCCGTCACCAGTTACGGTATTTGAAGAAGTATTATATGAAACATTACCTTGTAATTGATCTGATAAAAGTGTTGATCTCACAAACACATTGGCAGAAACAGAGTATCCAGTCCCGGATTCAATATTATCTAAAGTAAAAATACTACCAAAGGTATTATTGCTGTAGCTGAATGTATCACCAATAGTTGTTACTAAATTAGCATTTTCATTAGCAGGAAACCCATAAGTGGCGGTGTTTAATTGTAGGTTTGAGTAATTACAAACAAGATCAGTATTATAGTTTAAAATTCTAGAATTCGTCAAAGAACCAATACTAAAAGAAGCATCTTCATCCTCTTCTACTATTTCTTCATTCCTATAAACGAAAACAGAAGAATTCGAAGTAAATCCAAACCCACCTCTAGAAATATCAAATATTAATGATCCGTAACCAATCCCTAGTTCTGTAACTTTTAAAATACCATCTACACCAAAAGATATTACCTCATTGTTTGATATATCTCTATGGACGATCTTAATAACATCACCAATTTTGTAGTTCTGACCACGACCAACAACTCTGATATCATTAAGAGAACCTAAAACTGATGGAGCATCATTAATAGCATCAGTGTTATCTATATCATCTAATAGAACAAGCTTTTCATCCACTTCAAATTCTCTATTACTTGGTATAATATTAGTTATATAAACTATATCAATAACATCATTGTTATAGTTTTCTTTAACATATTGTTCAACTGTAGCAGTTACTTTTGACGATGCACCAATTACAGTTTTACCAATATATTCAGGTAATCTAGAATTCGATGAAACTTCAACGTATCTTGGTTGAATCCATAAACCATCAGAAGCCCTTAAAACGTCTCTACTCGGCAGATAAATCTCAACGTCTTCATTATATAGAAGCTTGAATAGCAGTCTATAACATTGTATCGTGCCCTTAGAGCGATACACGTCAAGAATGTGTTTTAGTAGAAATCTTTTATTAGCAATAACTGTGAATGGGATACCGTAAAGATACTTTTTCTGGAAGAACTCAAGAAATTTTTCAATAGTATTATCAATATCTCTATAATCTAGAAGTTCTCTGGCCTCTCTAATAGGTCCACCTAAACCATCAGAATTATTTCCCCAATCGTCTTCCATCCATTCGTAATATGCTTTTAAAAATAATACGAAATTCTCCCCGTCTTCCTTATAGAAAGAAGGAAATTGGTTTTCAACTAAATTCGAAATAAACTTAGGGACTTCAAAATCCATTACTGAATCTTCTCTAACATAGTAATTTTAACGTCTTCTGGATCTATTATCAAAATACTATTCTGTTTAGCAATAAGATCTCTGGTGTCTGTTCTTACATAAATTGAGATATAATTATTATAGCTAGCAACATTTAAATTACTTATGATAATTTCACCAGTAAAATAATCAACAGTACCAATCTGATCAGTTACAACCAATTCATTACCAATTGGTGAGAAAACTCTAAGATTTCCGAATTGATCATCTTCAATAAAACTCAGTGGGTATGTTTTTCCATCCGTTGAATTGTATGTGAAATTTGACGAAAGGACAGAAGTATGCTCAGAATGCAAATCAAAAGTATCAGAGTGCAATGCTATATGATCTGCATTTGCGACATATGTAGTTGATGTGAAATGTATGGGGTTATTAATATTAATTGAGTAGGTAGTTTTCTCGTTAAGATTAGGAGTAATTCTTTTAACAAATCTTAAGTCAGTTTCGTTGCTAACAATACTAGGGTCAGCATTATCAATTGTTGTTACTAATTTACTGTATCTCAAATCATTATCAAACTTTTCTAAATTATTTTTACTATAATTAGAAATCGTATTAAGTATAAGAGTTTTTAATTCAGAAGCAGTTTTAGTGGTTGTATTCTGGTCATACTGAACAGAAGATATAATAGAACAATAGAAATATTCAGGATCAGTAATTTCAACACGGTTTGGTAAGGCTATATAATTTTGTAAATATTTTGTTATTTCGTTTTTAACATACTGTGGTGCAAAAGTCCCGTTAGTTGGTTTGACTGAAACTATAACTCTACCATATTTCTTAGGTTGGACATCTTGACCACCATAAACGTTAACATCTGAAATTTGTTCTGGAAAATTAGTTAAAATAAGAGAGTAGTAATCATCTGTTGTGACGGCTCTTTGTTGTGTCGCAAAATACCTAGGAGCGGAAAATCTTATTGATTCTATATCTTCTTGTGAGGAACCACCAGCAGAATTAGAAATAACTGTAATTGAAGTATTATTTACAGAACCGCTATTCGATGGACCAAGATCAGAAGATAGTGCAAATTTACTAACACCATCTGCATCTAGACCATTAGAAACACGATATTCCATATTAATAATAGCGCCATTAAGAGGCTTTCTGCCAAATAAACTATCGCCAAATACAACTTCATAAAGTCCGTTTTGAGCAGGTTCAATGAAGTAAACATTAGAATTTTCATTCAACCCATATAAGTTTGAAACTCTAGTAAATGTTGTTGTGTTAGCTCCGGAATTTTCTATAACTGTAACGGTTAAGCTATCAATATCAGCGCCTTGGTTAGTTAAAATAAACTGCTGATTCTCAATATTATAGTTCATCACATAAGAATCGTTAAAGTAGTTGCCTTCATATATTTGAAGGTTTGCTACTGTATATGTGTTGTTTCCAGAAGTAACGGTTGTTGACTCATTAGTTGTAAATGTGTAAGAGCCATTAGAATTGACACCTGTAAACCTAGTTCCTTTAGGAACGGTCATCTGACCATTAAAATCATTCGAATTGACTGTGAGTGTAATCTCAGCAGAACTTGATCTTGTGCTTCTTGGGAGATAGTTCAATTCTTTTGCATGAGATACAACTGAGTCATAATTCTGCGCAGAATCAAGAAACATCTCTGACGCAATCATATTCAGGTAAAACGAATTCAGGTACGAGTTATAAGAAAGCACGTCTAAGAGAACGTTAATATTTGAAGCCTCAAAATTATAATCTCTGAAAACAGACTGCGTTTGCATGTACTGTTTTAAATTAGCCTTTAGGGCGTCGAAATCTAGTGTGCTTAATACTATTGAGCTATTTGCCATTAACGAACTCTTTTAAGTAGGAATGTTACAGTTTTTGGTTCTTCATTATTTATGGTTCTAAATCTTAAAGTTATGTAGGCTTCATGAACATTAGTCTCTGAAGAACTTATTGACACTTGAAGTAATTCCACTCTTGGTTCATATTCTTCTATAGCGTCTCTAACATATTTTTCACCAATTGTTATGACTTCTGGTAAGTTATGCTCAAATAAAAGATCCGTCAGATAACAACCAAAATTAGGATTGAATAATCTTTCACCCGGTCGTGTAAATATTAAATTACGCAATGATTGAATGATAGATTTATCATTGGTAACTCTTGCTAATTGGTCTCCAACAGGAGTTAAAGAAAAATTAGTATTGAAATCTGAAAAATACTCAACTCTTCTGTTATTACTACTACTTGTTAATACCTGCGCTCTTGTTAATCTACTCAATTTTTTTATCCTGCAAATACGTTAGAAGAACCACCAGTTATAGAACCAGCATCGCATGCATCACCAATTCTAGCAACCAAAGAACCACCAACATAAACAGTAGAACTAGAACCACCAATAGAAGCAGTATGAGGAACACAAACAGCACCAATTAGAATGTCATGGGTTACTGTAGAATCCCCTAACCTACATGCTAATATTCCATTGACGTATACCGTGCTTTGTCCCGGTGCAGCTAATGAGGTCGTAGTATCACAAAGGTGTCCTGTTGCTACTGAATCTCCCTGTCTTGCTATTCCCGGCATAATACTTTCTTTCTATTTATTAATTTAAATCTATTCGGCTACCATCAATATCAATACCAGCAGAAGAAATTACAACGGTTGAACCACCAACTTTTAGTGTAATTTTAGTCGCACTTTCAATAAGAAATTCACCTTCTGAATATATTCTAGACTTTCCTTTTGCTTGCACGTCATAATTACCAGACTGAACATGCAAAGAATAGTCACCTGAATTTACCATGGTAACCGCGTTCTTGGTAACAGAAGTGACTAGATTTTTCCTATATGCCTCATGGTAATTACCAGTGTGTTCATTGACCATATCACCACCAGAAGAATTGTATGTCTTATTGTCATCACCTGTGCCACTAGAGCCTGCTTTACCCCTAGATATTTGCGGACCACCACGACCAGACATTTCCTGACCTGCTACCATGCTAGAACCATTTCTACCAACTTGTGTAGAATTATCCCCAGCTACACTAGTCCTGCTTGTTGATTTAACACTCTGGTCCGAATGTCCATCAACATTAACAGCAGAACCACCAGTTGTATAACTCATAACATCACCAGCATTTAATGATGTTCTTATTTCGCCACGATCAGGATGAGCCTCAACGGCCTCATAACTTCCAGTTGAAGAATATTTTTCAGAAAAATCAGAACTTTTGTCACCGGGGATGCGGCTCACTACAGTCTTATTACCGCTAACATCTTGCTCTACCCTGAAATAAGGGTATCTGAGTTCTTTGCTCGCAGAAGGTGTTTCTGGTAATCTTTTGTTAGGATCAGTTGCCAATTTATTTAAACCCTTATTCTAATATTATCTAATAACGCAGAAGCTTGTCCAAGAGCTTGTGTTGCTCTTTGAATATTAGGTCCTAATTGAGAAGCTGCGTTTTGTATTTGATTGACTGCGTTATTTAACTCACTACCAATATTTAAATTAATACCATCTAAGTTAATATTTAGGTTAGATGCAATATCCCCTAGATTTAGGGCGCTTGTCAAATTAGAAAGATTTAAATTAGCTAATTCTTCGAACGCAGTTGGTAGTTTTAGAGCATCATCAATCATCCCATTTAAAGTTCCTAACATAGCCATGTTTTCAGTAAAATCGTCTAAAACCTCAGAAATACCAGACTTATCTAATACAGAATTAGCTAGCTGTTCAATTTTCTGAGTATCTATTGAAGCTGAAATATGAGGTAACGCTTTTTGTAATAGACCAAAAATATCACCGGAAGATCCTTTACCAGCCGCCTTCTCCATGCTAGTTTCTTTAATTGATATTTCTTGCTCTTCTATTAATTGATTTAGTTTATTTACTGTTAATACGAGTTCTTCATCTTCAATGTATTCAGCAAGTGAATCTGCCAATTTAGTTTCGGAGGAACCGTATATCTCTTCTTGCATACTTTCAAAATAGTAACTTCCAATTTCTCTTTTAAGATACACAGTTTCGCCGGTTTCCTTAGAATACCACTCTTCATAACCTTTGTATGTATCATTAGCATACTTACGGTATCTTTGGATGTAAAAATTGGGAACTACAGTTACCAGATTAGGAGGCACTGGTTCCAAATCAGCTTCTGTGATAATTTCGTATTCTGGAACTGGAATATTGTCTGGACCATATTTTGCTAGGTCTTTAACAATCTGAGACAGTGAATTTCTAACTATCTCTCTATATTTTTCTGTAACTCTATCTATACCATTATTTTCCAAAGCTTTATTGATTTCAGCAATCACAAGATCATAAGAATATCTATCAATTAAAATACGAATAGCGTTCGTCAAAGAATCATAAATTATATCATTTCTACTGGACTGAGTTGTTGCATTCATAAAACTTGAAATAGCCATTAGTTGATTCATGGCATCAGGAAATATTGAAGAAATTCCTTCGGGATCAATTTGTGCCATTATTGAAGGTAAATCTAGCAGCCCCGGTATAGCAGAGGCAGTTGTTGGTTCATCTGCATTAATCGCAAATTGAATTCTAATATCATTTAGAGAAATGCCAGTTCTTTCAATTCTTATATTAGCACCAAACCCTTCTTTTACCTTTTCAAAGGCTTCCGTCAACTTCTGTCCTAAATCACCTTCAACGATTAAATTTGTCATTATCGACCCCCTCTTAATTTTGGCGGTAATGGATCATCTGGGGCTAAAACATCTTCAGAAGGTTCAGGATTACCAGTTTCTGTGTCTTGTTTTTGAATGCCTTCAATAGTCGGAGCGAATGCTCTAGAAAATGAACCAAGTATTATAGGATACTGCTGGGCTTTGTCTTCTGGCATATATGTAACCATTACTTTAGAACCAACTAAAAGACCATGTGGACTTGAACCCACTCCGTTGAAAGCTGCGGATGATGTGGGTTGTATAGGCATAGCCCATGGCAAATTTTCATCTGGTATAGTAGTTTCATCATGCTGATCATTAACCAACCTAACCCTAACTCTACCGGATTGGCTGGGATCGTCTTCTATATTTCTAACTTCTCCAATTTTAATTATCATGTTATCCTCATTAAATTCTAACACAACCAAGAGTCATTGTATACTGTGGTGTGTGACCGGGTTCTAATATGTTATGAGTTAAAGAAACAACCAAAGCATTTCCACTAAAAACTTGTTCTCTTGAACCTCCGCCTGCTGAAATTGTGGGAATATTCAAACTAACAACATCACCAAGAGATATATTAGGATTCCCATGTATTGTAAACTCAGCATAGTTTTCTGAAAGGCGGGCAATGTAATAAGCTCTTAAAGTTTTAGCTTCTGCGGTTGTTAAATTCTGTGGCTCGTTTAATGAATCAAAAATATTTGTAATAATACTACTGCCTCTTCTTCTTCCCCTATTGTTGTTATCATTTCTTTGTGTTCCATAATCACCAACAGTTCCTGTAGACAAATTGTATGATCTATCATAGATACCAGTTAAGAACTTATTTGGTGAGAAAAATGAAGAATCAACATTCATTTTAATAATTGAATTTACTATTTCTTCTCTTGTGGCTGAAGAAAAACTTATTCTACCAGATCTATATAATGTCGCTACTGGAGCTTGTGCGAATAACCTATCAAAGGTTGTTATCACATATTTTGTACTACCAAGTTTTTGTTTTTGGAATGTAACAAATGCTGAATTTTTACTGGTAGTCCCAACGTGTTCTTCATTTAAAGCATTTAAGGCGTCCATAGGTTTATCAGTAAATATGAAATTTCTCTGAGTTGAAGAATCTTCTTGTATCTCAATAGGTTTATCAGTTTCCAGATATTCTTTTATAATATCTCTTACGATATTTGTAGTGTAATCTCTGTAACTATTTTCTAATTGGTTGTCTAAATTTTTAAGGTATTCAGGCGAAACACATTTAACATCATACATTTTTACACGACCGTTTTTACCCAATTCATCAGAACCATCATTCATATTAGCAAATTCAAATACTCTTAAATTAAATCTAGCTATCAAGCCAGAAAGGTATTCGTTAAACTTCAAATTAACTGGTATTTCTACTTCTTTATCAAAACCAGCAGCGCCTATAGCATCATATTTGTCAACTATTTTAATATTTGCTCTTTGACCCAAAGGATCTAATATATCTTCAGTGATAGTAATATTTCTATAGTTTGTAGAAGGATTACCAACTACATCAATATTTCCTACATTAAGCCCAGTTACTTGGGCTGCGCCAACCTGTAATACCATTATTGTTCCAATAAATCTCTAAGATTTTCAACCGCCAAATATTTATATTCAGAGTCTATTACTCTTATGGTTCTATTAAATTCATTCTTCTCATACTCATAATCAAAATATGATATAGGCGTATAATAAGACTCTACGTTTGAAGATATAGTTTGGCTTATCACAGAAACAGCGGTAAATGAAGTATTTACTGTGCTTTCTCTACCATAGATATAACTGTTCGCGGTAACGTCTTCATCAAAGCTTCCGCTTACATTTTTTATGTAAACGTTATTGTTAGAGGATTGGACAACCTGCCCTCTGCCAATAACACCAGTATCAAAAACAATATCACACAATTCGTCATCAATAAAACTAGTATTAGAAACAGTATAAGAAACTATTTTATTTGTTGAAGCTATCCAATCTTCTTGTTTCCTAGTGTAAGAATACAAAACACCGTTATTATAAACTGGAGTCCAATATGTTTGTTTTTCTTCGTTTAAGTTACTGAAATCAGAAATGGTTATATCTTCTTGGTTTTCCCAATTATTTCTATAGTGTTTAATCTTTAATTTAGCATCAGCTAGAGAACCGTACTTTTTCTCAACAAGACCTTCTAACTCTTCTGCTGATAGATACCATTCGTAATAAGGATCTATTATATCATTAGAGATATACAGTAACCAAGACATATATGAGTCATTATAGTACCTACTACTAAAACTGTCCGCTCTTTCAGAATCCCCGATATCATAGGAATAAAATACAAACGGATTGTTAGAAACAGTATCTAATAACTTAACCCTCTTAGTGATATCAATAGCGCGATAATCAGAATAAGTTACTCTTGGAAATCTTTGAAAATATTTTTCAGCCATTATTAAAATTAAGCTCCTGATGGATTTCGTGTGAATTCATCTTCAAAACTTGAATCGTAATATGGATCTTCTTTTTCCCAGAGCTGTATTTCTTTTAAGGACAGAGTAATATTAACCAACGTTGGAGCGCCGCTTTCGAAAAATGAAGGACCAGATGGTGTATAGTCTACACTAACAGATTCTATTATACATGGTTTTATTCTAATCATACCAAAAATATCATCCGGATAAAATCTTATGTTTAAAACATCAGGATAAAGCATAATAAAACTTTCCACACTAGGAGAGCTTCCTTTTTTTAGTCTTAATACCATATCTCTTATTGTTCTAGATTCATCTTCATTTCTTGCAGTAAGAGTCCAAGTAAAATTAAATCTTTTAAAAGTTGGTCTGTCAAAATATAAATACAAATAAGGATTAACTTGCGCGCCGGTCATAGCACTTCCAAGTCCCTTCACAGCAGCAATCATTCCAGCGCGACGGCGGCTGGTTCCAGCAACTAAATTGGTAATAATATCAGTTACACTTACCTCTTGCCAACCTAATACTTGATTTTCGTTAACTTTTTTTGGTATAGGCAAACGCATAACACTAGTATCTGTTGTTCTTCCAGAAGCGTCCCACGTTGGTCTTTCTGAATTGAGAACATCTTCAACTATATCTCCAGCAGCCCCAAAAATATTACCAAAAAAGCTCCCAACATCCGAAATTATACCACCTACTGTCGTAGTAGAAGGTGGTCTATATCTAGCTAAAGACATTTCAGTATAGAAACTACGATTATCTGTAACTAAATTTAAGGGAAATGTAGAAATATCAACTGGTCCACCACTAGGTAATCTACTTGGGAAATTAAATCTTGCCATTTTTAGTCCTTATAAATATATTTAATCTATTTATTATTTGAAATCAGCATGGCCAGAACATATCAAGGTTATTTTAAACCAAGAAATCCAGACAAATACAAAGGTGACCCAACTAACATTATTTATCGTTCTAGTTGGGAACTGAAGCTAATGATGTATTTAGACACCCACAAAAGCGTATTGAAATGGTCCTCTGAAGAAATATTTATACCATATATCTCGCCCATAGACGGGAAAGTACATAGATATTTTCCAGACTTTGTTGTAACTAAAATAAATAAAGACGGAAAGAAAGAAACAGTTCTAATTGAAGTGAAACCATTTAGCCAAACAAGACCACCTAAGAAACAAAATAATATAACCAAGAAATATATTACAGAAGTA